TCTTGAGCCGTTGGTTTAGGTGCCTTTGGTTTCTTCACTTTGTTCTCTCCAGATATTTGTATAACTGAAACGGTGTCCAGATGAATGGTCGGTTAATGCCTAGAATTTGTTTTGCATGTCCTACGCATGTATTGAGCATAAATAGCGATTGCCTTGTGGTCTTACGATCGATTTTAACAATGATAATCTCCTCGATTTTATCCATTTGTCGATCGATAGTAAACAAGTCCACATAGTGCACGGTCTTGGCGTATATGATCCATCGGCCTCTATCTGCTATGGCGATGTAGCAGTGCTTGATGAATGGGTGCAGGAATCTTGACCACCAATGGCCTGAGTCATTCGTGAATACAACGTAAGCGTTAGAAGACACTAAACCGAACCTCTGCCTGTCTTGGTTGTGGTCTATGTCCTGAGACCATTGATTCTTGCCAGCCTAATGCTAGAGTCTGTAGTGCATCGGCACCATGTGAGGCCCAATCGTGTACAGGTGTGTCCTTGAAGACATTACGTTTCTCATCGAACTCGCGATGATAGGATGCGATACAGTTGAAGCCGTGTTCTGTCTTGTCTTCATCGAACCAGAATCTAGGGAACATCCGACGGATGGCTTGAATACCTTCGGCCTTAGTCCTTGGCCTCTGTACTGTCCTGAAGCTGATACCCATCTCTCGGGCTACTTCCTTGCGTGATCGGCCAGATGTGAGCTCCCTGACTTCGATATCATGCGGTGCTAGATGCTGGCCTAGCATGACGTTATTGGTGGAGGCGTATTGATTGAGCCATTGAATGTAATGCTCCATGCCTTTACCGTTGTTCTCATAGTATCCGATAAGCCTGATCTCTTTGCCTATAGCCTGAAACAACCAGATGCTCATAGAGTCAGATATGCCTAGATCCCATGCGGTATGCACCATCAATGATGGCTCAATCGGCAGTCTTGTGACCCGTCCTTGATCCTTGGCCGTTGCTATCTGGTCGGCAAAGTATGCCCCTGCTATTTGTGCCTCAAACGATCCGTAGAACTCTTGCTGGATCAATGCCTCTTCCATCCCTTCGAGTCGTTCCTGTTCGATGATGTCCGGTGATATGACCGGAGTACCGTCCGCTCGCTTGGTGTCCTTGACCGTTAGATTCTGACAGAACCATTCATTGCTAGACTTAGCCATCCGGTACAGTGAGTGCCCGTGATTCTTGCCCCTTGGCGTGTAAATGAATACAGCCCATCCACCATTCTCGGCTAGTATCGGCCTGATATAGCCCCATGCATTAGGGTCGCATAGTGACCATTCATCAAAGACTACGCCGACCGGATTACTACCGACTAGGTTGTTGTAGTTGTCTGATCCTGTTAGCTGCCACGTTGACCCATTGACCAACTCAATGACCATTTCCTGTGCACTGGTACGCTTGCGGATCTCTTTGGGAAATACTTGGTCAAGGATAGGCCGACCTTCCGAGTCAATGCCGCTCCAAATTGCCTTCCTGGCTTGTGTTTGATGTGGGAAAAGGTGCCAATATGTACCGACACGCTTAAACATCTCTTTGGCTGTAAAGTTTAGGGTAGCAGATCCTTTGCCAGCCCTACGATGCCAGACACAAACAGCCCTTTTAACTCCGCTATCCATAGCCCTAAAGAAGTCTATTTGATGCGGCCTAGGTTCCCACTGATAGGGAATGGATATCTCAGGCATTCTTGAAGTCTGAGACCGTTATCTGTAGATCACCACCACCTTCGCCGCTAATCTCTACCGCTTTCACGTCTGGCAAATACTTGCTAATCAACTTCATTTTGATTTCAGCCGCAGCTTTAAGCCTAGTCACTGCTACAGGGTCTAATTCAGACTCCAGCTCAGCGATTTTATTAGAAATCTCAATGACTTGTTGAACAGTGCACTTCTTAGAAAGCATCTCTCTCAATGCTTCCTGTCGTTCTGCTCTAACCTTATGTGCTCTTGTTGCTGCCATGGTGTTTACCCTTACCGAATATCTTATCGTAGTTGGCTTGATAGGCCGCATTACTGGCCGAATTGTACCGCCTAGCATGGCTACCTTTCCCGCCATGATCCCACTCGGGAAAGTGACGATTAACTGTCTCTTTATCTAGTTTATTTCGATGGTCTGGCACGTTTCACCCTATTTTTACCGATATATACTATCCAGGAATATGCTTATTCCAAAACGGTATTAGACAAAGTTTAATATATAAATTATTGTTTGACCCGTGGTATCAAATTATAACTCAATCAGCAGGGAAATACACATGAACAAGATAGAACTTAACCAGCAGCTAAACCAACTAACGCCGCAGGTTATCGCGTTAGAGTTATCAGGCCAAACCCGCTACACATCCAATGAGTGCGCGTCACTCTGGCAAGAAGCGCGCCGCATTCAATACTTAATCAAAAATCTACCATAAACACAATCAGCAAGGAGTTACACACATGGACATGACTAGAACCGTAAACCTTTGGCTCGCTAATGACGAGGGCTTGTACTTTGCAACCCGTGACGCAGCCTATGCAGCATCAGATGCCTTTTCGCTTGAGCTTATGATCCGAGATATCATAGATCAAACCCTAACCTTCCAAGATGGTGGCACCCTTCAAAATGACCTTTTGACTTCAGCATTGGCCGAGGTCAACTGGCGCGAGATTGCTATGGACTTCTGGACTGACTATCGAGACGAGGACGCAGCATGAATCGACTAACCAAAATATGTATAGCCGTGGCATTTGTCGCGGCTTTCCTGTGGATCTCAAGCGAGGACTACAACCACGAAGTAGAAACGTTCAACCAGTACGTCGAGAACGTATGCTCTGGACATCATCCAGATTATGACAACGTGCAACCAAACTGCGAGGGCAAACAATGAGCACACTTACACTTTTAGCATCCATCGGGCAAGGTGCCGAAATCGCAGGCGATGACGAATTAGCGAGAGCAATAGAGACGACCGTTTATCTCATTTGCAATCGCCGACATGGTGAAGATTTTTGGGAAGAACACGCGGTAGAGTGTTTAGGCGCGAAGTCTGACGCGGTGGAATGCTGGCAGAATCTTCTAGAAAAATTAGGAACTATGGAGGGCAAACAATGAATGTACTTGTAGCTTACGAATCCAGCGGAACCGTGCGAGAAGCTTTCCGAAATTTGGGGCATAACGCATGGTCGTGCGACCTACAACCCGCCGACGATAACAGCCGTTATCATCTGAAAACAGATGCCGATTTCGTCATGAAAGACGGATTCGGCTTCTATGATCTCATCATCATGCATCCACCATGCACCGCGCTCGCGGTGAGCGGCAACGCCCATTATGGTACAGGCAAACCCAAACACGACCAGAGGCTTGAAGCTATCGACTATACCGTTGGGATGTTCGAACTAGCAAAGTCTGTTGCTCGCTATGTCTGCATGGAGAACCCCGTCGGAGTGCTGCCGATCAAGGCTAGCCAATACGTCCAGCCATACGAGTACGGGCATCCTGAGAGCAAAAAAACGGGTCTATGGTTGCACAATCTGCCAAGACTCGAACCGACCGACATACTACCCAAGCCTGACTGCGGGCATTGGGGCAACCAAACGCCAAGCGGCCAGAACAAACTAGGCCCATCCGAGAATCGCTGGAAGATACGCAGCAAAACCTACCAAGGCATAGCCGACGCCATGGCGCAACAATGGAGCAGACTTACATGAGACCAAGTAGAAACGAGATATTGCAAGCATGGCTAACGCTGGTCAAGATCAAGGAATATTATGATCACGACCGCCTAGACTCATGGGACAGGCAACAGATATTCGATGTGCTGAGGATACTGGATCAACTACAACAGGAGATGTGCAGTGTGGAAAGATAAACTTTTAGTACCTAAGTTCACAGGCGGGGCGATGATAATTGCCTTTTGCTTGGGCTACATCATAGGCGCTATGCTTATGTGACTACCAAGACGGTCTCTTTGGATCATCCTTTGGGACCGTTTCCCTTTCAATCAAGATCTCGATGTAGTGCGCTGCCTTCCTGAGATCCTCAACACCGCCTTTATCACGCCACCGACTAATGTACTTGACCACCGCATGTTCACAGATGCCCAAATCGTTTGCTAGTGCATACTCCAATGGCTGAATCATCATGGTTTTGTAATGGTTGCCCCCACACTGCCGATCAAGTGCGCTCATACTAACTCCTGAATGTTTGCCTTCAATCTTCCCTGTTCCCCGTACAATTTGTGGAGGATTACGCAAGTCATACTGCGAGAACTGGCATAGCCTGCCCCACTGTGCCAAGCATCGGCTGGTGCTAGGATGTTCCAAGACTCGAACAATGCGCCGCCATATTCCTCTTGATTCTTGTGATGTATGTGGCCTGTCCATACAAAGGTGTGGTCGCTCTCTCCCCATTCTTGCCTCAAATTACTGACGATTGACCCATGCAAATTAGACATTTTAATCCGATCTCCATGGTGCGTCACGACTAGATTCTTGCCCCATTGCCACCAGATAAACTTGCTAGCATTGTCAAATACTTTGACCCGTGGATCATCCTCGAAGTACAGACGCATGACCTCATTCAACCACAAGGCCGCATCTGGGTCATGGTTGCCTCGGACATTCACAAGCCAGACTTGGTTATGCTTCTCAAGCATACGTAATACCGTACGTTTTATCACATTACTGGCAGCGCGTATGGTCTTGGAGTATCGACCATCACTATCGAGCAAGTGCTTGGAGTTAGGCGTTGAACTGGTGCTATCATTGATGTGCATGAAGTCGCCCAAGTTTACTAGCACTCCAACTTCACAGGCGGGGCACGATGAGACTAGACGATCAATAGCATTTTCTAAAATAGTTTGGCTAATCTTGACATCGTAGTCATCACCCATCGTTTCGCTGTGATGAGCAAGCATCCCAAGATGATGATCCCCAACAATGTAAGCAGCCATAAGATCACTATCAGTGCTTGCAGGCGGGTCTGTGGGGGCATGTAATCCGGTGACTTCATCTTTGAAACCCTCCACAAATTCTGCGATTAACTCCTCTAGCTTTTGTTTTTCTGGCTCTTGTATGTGCCACTGTAGAACGATCTCATTGTCCATGTTATAGGCAGTAGAGACTCGCTTGGTGGTAAATCCTGGTGCTGTCTGGCGATTCAGATTGTAATCTGGTGCCATCCCTGCCAATGCAGCTTTCCGATGTACTGCTACAATGCAGGCGCTAATTCTTTTCGGATGCCTGCCAAGTTTTTCTGCTATGTCTTTTTGCGGCATACCAGTTATGTGCATCTCAATGACTTGTCGCTGATGGTCAGTGGTGCAAAACTGCAAATGATGCTCGGTGCTTCTAGGATTCATCTTCACTATCCGGTAGCGAGCAAAATATATTAGCAGCCATATACAGGCGACCAATGACTGAGGCGATTGATTCAGGGTCAGATGAGAAGGTGCCAGGCATTTGCAAATCGAAGAATTCTTGGTGCTCGGTTACTATGACAGCCCCGCATATATCGCCAGCTTCAACTTGCTCAAGCAGACCGCGCAGAACATCACGGACTTGCTCGGCATTCCTATCTAGGATCGAGACGTTGCCCATTTCTTATTCAGCGATTGGTACTTGACAAGCATCTCTTGCAGATCCTCTATAGTATATTTCACAGGATCATGCGGCCCTTCTAGCCACTCAACCCGCTCTAACCCTATCTTTTTCAATAAGTTTGACCGATATTCTGATAAATTACCAGACTTATAGTTATTGCAAACTGAGCATTGTTTGTGACAA